ATATGTCTATTCCTAAAGCTAAAATTTCCAACATTATACCTGTGAAAAAAACCACCATTATTGATAATAAAAATAAAAACACCAAAAATGTCGGAATCTTCTGAAAACATATATGACCTCAATAAACCAATTAAAAGCCTCATAAATTCTAATATATTATCAAATCATATATCTGAAATATCAGTTTTTATTGAAGAAAGGAAGGAACATGATGTTCAAAAAATATCCAAAAACATACAAGACCTTAGTTATAATTTGAAAAATGTTGTACTTCTATCAAAATCAAAAAACAGGTTTTATTATGATAGACAGACAATCATAATACGGAAACAGTGTATTATTGATGATTTAATATGGTTGTCAAAGGATGTGGCTGTTATTAAGGAAAAAGAAATCAAAAAATATAAATTCGGAAACAATCCTGATGGTATAAAGCCATCAAACGATACAGAAAGAAAGATATTTTTAGAATCAAATCTTTCACAGTATCAATATTGTATATCACTACTTGAAAATCATATAAATTTTCTAGTTGAAACAATTAAAAATATTTCCGATATGACGTTTGGGCATGAATTAGTATTAAAATTAGAAGAATACCAAAAATTATAAATTATGGGAAATTTAATATTTAAGCACATAAAAGAAACATTAAAAAAAGAGGCTGCTTTGTGGGAAATATGCATGTCTGTTGTGTTTTTGTGTATTTTTTTGGCAAGCATATCGTGTATTAAAGATGCATTTATGAGTGCATTTTTATGTGGAATATGTGCATACGTTATCGTCTATAGTATTACTAAAATTATAATAATTTATCTTGACTTAAGGATAGACTATTGGAGGCAACGTATACATAATCGTGCATGTAGTACATATAAAGAGCTGATTGAATTCAGGAAAGAATATAATATGAAATATATAGAAACTAGGGAGTTTAACGAGGTGTTTGAACTACTTATAACAAGTAGCAACAAATATATAGTATCTAAAGCATGTGAATACTTTAAAAATTATAAAAGGTTCGGTTGTAAAGACAAAGACAATAAATTTATAATTGCATTATTCACATATATTTATGATGTTGAAAGACTTGATGAAAGATACTTGTTTATACACAGAAATAATATAAATTAATATGATTGCTAAACTATCTGATGATTTACAATATATAACTCTGTTTTTTGAAACAGAGGCTGAACAATTACAAACATCTGTTTACTTCAGGAAGAAAATAGATAATTTCCATTTTCTACAAAAGAAATTGAAAGCTAAAGGTAAAAGACTTGATGGTATTATAAACTATATGATAGGTGCTGATAAATTAAAGTCAACACAATGGTCTAATTTAATGACTATGTGTGAAAGATTTGGATTTCCTATACAACTTCAAAATTTTGATAATCTAATAAGAGATAATATAACTTATGATCAGGTTAAAAAATTTTGCTACAGCATGACAGAACATATCGATGATATAGTTCCTTATGATTACCAAGTAGAATCGATATACAATGCTTATAAATATAGGTTCTCAAGACTTGATGTTGGTACGGGTGGTGGTAAAACACTTACCATGTATTTACTAATGATGCTTCTTAGATATACAGGTCAGGCACATCACATACTTATTATAGAGCCTGACCCACAATATGTAATACAAACATATCAAGAATTTACTGACTATTCAAATGGTAGATTCAACCTTAAGATGGGTATGGCTTATGGTGATTCAAAGGATAAAAAGAATATAGGTAAATTTGATCATATAATTGGTAATTTTCAAACTTTGGCAAATTTAGATGAAACTTTTTTATCTAAATTTGATACAGTATTTTGTGATGAATCTCATAGGTCTACATCATCATCCATAATGAATATAATTAAAAATTGTGGTGTACTTATGAACAGAGTTGGTCTATCAGGCTCACACCCAAAGGTTGGTGATAATTCTGAACATTTCACAAACGAGGATAATTTTGGTCTTATATCATACATAATTTCAAAGAGGGATTTGGTTTCTGCAGGTGCTACAACAGATTGTAAAATAAAACAAATAATAATTGATTTTGCTAGTGATAAGGAAAAATTGCAATTAGCTATTGATAAGGAATATATAGATGACCCTGAGAAAAAATTAAGGTATGAACAGCAATTTGTAAGATCACACAGAAGACTTTTTGAATGGAAATGTCAATTGGTTAGTAAAATGAAAGGAAACACATTAGTTTATTTTACAGACAAGAAAGGTGGATATGGCAAACAAATATATGAAAGGCTTATTGAACTTAATATATACCAAAACCTTGGTAAAAAGATATATTTTATCGATGGTGATGTAGAGGTATCAACAAGAGAAATAATAAAAAGCGAAATTAAAAATCATACTGAGGGTAACTGTATATTGGTTGCAAACTATTTAACTTTCTCAACGGGTCAATCAATCAAAAACTTAGTTAATATTTTGTATGGTGAGGCATTTAAATCTAGTACAACTAATAATCAAACTATGGGTAGATTGGCACGTCTTTATGAGGGTAAAGATATGACATATATTTATGATGTAGTTGAATCTACTAACACAAAGAAACAAAATTTGACAACAGGTAAATTGGAGTCAATTGTATCTTATATGCATAAATGGGGAAAGGAACGTTACTCCTATTATGTATCTGAGGAATTCGAGGTTGAACAAATAAAAATAAATATATCTAAAGACTATTAACAAAATTAAAATTTAAAAACTATGATGTACTTCAAAGCACTGATTAAAGAAGAAACCAAAACGGACTTCGGAATAGTACCAAAGACACAAGAATATTATATTCCCGCACTAAATTATACAGATGCTGAAAATATATTCAAGGAACTTATAAATCTTGATATGATATGTAAAGAATGTATATCTATTGAAAACAGAAAGCAACTTGAATTCAAAAAGATATTGAAGGAAGAAATTGAGGGTGTTGTTGGTGATGATAGCGATTTTTATTACAAAGTAGCCGTTAAATTTAGTACGGGTGAAGGTAATAAAACAGCAACCAACAATTTTTATGTTTCAAATGATAGCTGTGATGCATATAAAAAAATATCTGAATATATTAGCAAGGTAGGATATATGTCTGATAGTGAGATAATATCAATAGTTAAAAAGGATAGAATTAAAACAATCTTCGAAATGACTAACGAGGATTATAAATTGGCGTATGATAATATTGTTAAATAATTTAAAAATATGTGTATATAAGACCTCTATTAAATTAATAGAGGTCTTAGAATATTTTATGATTTATAAGGAATATAGGTCTTATAACATAAGTAAATTTGGGTATTTTGTAAACATAGATGAAGATCAAGAGTCAAAAATAACCCATGTTCATTACACAGGTATAAAAAGATTATACAAACTTGAAACATATGGTGGTAAAACCTTATATGCCACCCAAGACCATATACTTCCTATATATCAGGTTACAGAGGTGTTAAAAGGAAATGATAAATTTTTTTCTATTGCTGATCTCAAACACAAAATTGATATGCATACAGGCAGCAAATATAGTGTTATAAATTCAGGTGGATTCTGTGAGGAGGTAAAATCGATAGAAAAAATATTGGGATTTCATAGAGTATTTGACTTAACTATAAGTAACAAAATGCATGTATTCGTTGCTAATGGTATCAAAGTGCATAACTGTGTAACTGCCGATACTGGTATAGAAATACTCAACAAAGAAACCTCAGAATTCAATCACATTCCAATATTTGAACTGTATTATTCAAACATAAAATCTAAAAATTGGTTAACCAAATTTGAATATTGGTTAACAAAAACAATTTATAAAATAAATAATAAAAACAAAGTGTAATTTTACGTTTATGAAAGAAGCTATATTAACATGTGACCAATTAACAGTGTACTCTCCAAATTACCGTGTGAAAATTATTAAACGTGGACACCGTGGATTTGTTATAGATAATAGCTTTATAAAAATATTCTGTATATCTCATGATGGAATAACGTTTTCATATAAAATTGAAAATAATGATTTTGAATATACAGATAAAGAATATAAACGCAATAATATAGATGTAATCAAAAATTTTGTAACTGAAAGTAATGAAAAGGATGAATTATACACTTTACTTTCAACCGTACTTCTCAATAATAGCATAAATATTTACTCCAAAGATATGTATGCTAAAGCCATACACAACATATGTTCATCTAAAACTTATAAAAGTGATATTCTTCCTATACCATGTGATGAATATAGCTTTTATGAACTAATAGAGGAATGGTACACAAATAATGAAAGCGAAAATGATGAAGAACTGTTAACCAAGATTTTACAAATTCTTCTTTTTGAATGTGAAGCCAACAATATTGATATTAATAAATTATTTGTATGACAAAGAAAGAATTTGTAAATTGGTTAATCGATGAATTAACTGAGGGTGGTACTATTCCCGCCTCACCTAAAGTCCATAGAATTGAAACCATAATTAATAACACAAGGGATTATTATTATGAGTTATCTGATTTATCTCATGAATTTTGCTATATAGTAATAAGACAAACAGCATTTAATACACCATTGTTCAAGGCAAAGCGACAAATAGCTATGCCTGATGCTACTCATGCTATAACTAGAATACGCACATTGTCAGGTAATTTTAATGATGGCTTGTATACAGGTAAAGACACAGATTTTAAGCAAACCAATTGGAATTTTGCAATGGGTATAGCGGGTGATTCAGGTGCTATGCTTACAGCCATAACATATAATTTTTATACATCATTTTTAACAAATTTTATGGTTAAAGATTTGATATATGATTTTAATCAGAATACCCATATGATAACGGTTGATGGTCAAGATATGAAATCAAGTGTACTTGCTGAATGTAGTATGAAAATACCCGAAGAAATGTTATATAATGATGTGATGTTTAAGAAATATTGCCTTGGTAAATGTAAAGTGTCATTCGCCAATATCGTAGCATTCACAGATCAAAAATTGATTGGTGGTTATAAAATAAATTTTACGGAAATTAAAAGTGATGGTAAAGATATGATAAAAGAAGTGGATAAATATCTTATGGACTACCAATTAAATTCTGCATCGCTTGGAATCATGTATACAGATTAAAAAAAGGTTGTGTTATAGTATACAAAATTTTACTAAATAATTAAAACAATAATATCAAAAATTTATTATATTATGGAAAACTATAAATTTTCAGGCTCAAGAGCAGCGGTTAATCTAGATGAACCTGTATTCCTGACTAGATATAAAGCTAATATCATATTACCCGCTTCTTTACAACAAAAATATGGAAATGCCTCATTATTGTTGGAACAACATCTTAAAATTGATGGACTTGATAATGATAAAATTCCAGGAACTGTTTCTCAAAAATATAAACACCATGATAGAACATTTTTGGGAACTATTGTTGATACAAAAATGGCACTAACATTTGATTTTGAGGTAAATGTTAACCCTGATACACTTATACCCTACCCATACGATTTACTTAGGGATTGGTCAAAGCTTTCATATGACCCCGCAACAGGATTACAGACACTTAAGAGAGATCATACAGGGTCTGCAACTGTTGAAATTACAAACAAAATAGGTCAACTTATTAAATATTATGATATTCCTATTTTCTTCCCTATAACACAATTACCCGCTTGGAATTTGAACCAAACTACCGAAGGTATTTACAAAATCACAGGGTTTAAGTTTCAATGTGAAAATCAAAAGGACTTACTTGCAGGATAATAACGCACATTATATTATTAATAATTTGACCACCAAATATAGTATTATTGGTGGTCAAAATGTATTTTATAATAAAATGTCTTTGTATTAATATTGAATTTAATTAATATAATAATCTTTCGAAAATAAATAATATAAACAAAATATTTTATTATGAATTGGATTAATAAAGATAATAGCTATTTTCTTGAATATGATAACACTTTACTCATATCTGTTGATACTGATGGTAATTACTATTTATTCAACAACAAAGAAAATCAAAAATATTTGGTTGGTGTTCAGGGTGATTCAGAAAACGTAATTAAATCAAATGCTGAGGAAATAATGAAACAATATACACTTACCGTTAAAAATGCATCAGCTGTGTTATTGGCGGGGCTTATTAATTTAATTAAAACAGAAGGTTCTGATGATTCAGGAGTTTATAAAAAGCTTGTTAATGCAAGATTCTTACCACCTACTGTTATACCTCAATATGTGTTAAAATACATAAATCCTGAGGATTTGGTAAAAACTATGAATGATGATGGTGGTAGTATGAGGGTACTTGATTTGTATAATGATATAATATCAATAGACCCATCAACTCAATCTGTTGCATCGGTAACAAACACAAATAATGGCAGAAACGTAATTATAGAAGAAGCTATTGATTTTATAGCAAAAAGTAATAAAAATTCACTTGTTGTAACTCAAGGTGAGAAAATTTTTGAAGGTGCTGAGAATTATATATCATCTGAGGAAACCCCGTTAAAAGGATTTTCGATTAAGCTTGAGGATGTATATTCAACTATAAGCGTTGTATTTTTAGGTGATTGTATTTATATTATCGTTGTAGATGAAATAAACAGTATTGATGAAATGTTCAAGTATGATGATAATGTTCAAGAATACATCCTCAATTCTTATGGAATTGATTTGAATTCATACTTTAATACTGAGCCAATAAACGAGGATTTTGATATTTCAAAAGTAGATGATGCTGAAAATAATAATGATGATAATCTTGATACCAAAAATACTGATACTGAAAATGTGGATGCCAATAATATCAACACTGAAAATGTGGATGGTGAAAACATGGATGGAGAGCAAGATAATTCATTTAACTTTGATAGCATAGTTTCTGAAAATGATGAAGAATATATACAGGAACTTGAAATAATACAAAGAAACATTAAAAAAATTGAATCACTTCCTGATGAAATAAGATATAATGCTGATATAGAAGAGGTTTATTTGTTGCTTTTGGGTAAAAAAGAACAAATACAAAAACTTTCCGACACAGAAAAATCCGATAAAATTATTGACAAAGTTGTATCGGAAATATCAACTGAACTCGGCAACATTGAAGGTCTTACTAATATAAAGAAAGATGATGATAGTAACGACCTTGAAAACCATATTGATATAAACGAGGGTAGAGAATTTAATTTTAAAGGTAAGCTTATAAAGCCTGTTATTATTAACAAGTTTGGTGTTTTTGAAAAATCTCTAATTATTGATAAGAAAATGCATAAGATTAATGAATCGGCTGATATAAGGAAAATACTTGAAAGCTATATTGCAGACGATGATGAATCTACAGAAGATATTATCAATAAACTTATGGAAACAGAGGAAACTGTTATAATAAACAGATTTCGTGCGTATAAAATTATAGAATTAAGAAAAAATAATAACCTTATAACATTCAAATGTTGGAAATACAGCTTTAAAGAATTGGAAAATGTTAATAATGATGTTAATCAATTAATTAACAATACAAAACCTTTCAGAAATGTAACGTATGATATTAATAATTCTGATACTATAAAATTATTAACTGAAGATATAAATTATTTTAGTATTATATAAATTACATTTAGACTATATACTTAAACGCCTGTAAATATAAAAATTTACAGGCGTTTAATTGTCTAATAATGAATATTTTAATATCCAAGAAATATAAGATATTAAAATAACGATATAATAAAAATATTATGGCAAAGCAATTTTTCGTAGGCGATTCAGCCAAACTTTCAGATGTCAGTAATTTTATTGGACAATTCTTACCTGATGATTCAATATCTATGATTGATCAACCTGATATTGAATTTATTCCAAGTGGTTCATTTGTGCTTTCGGCTTGTATGAGTGGCTCACTTTTTGGTGGTGTTCCAAGTGGGCATTGTGTTATGATTTCGGGTGACCCAAAGACAGGAAAAAGCTATATAGTGTTGGATATTATAAGATTTTGTCAAATGTTAGGATATTATCCAATTATATTTGATTCTGAGCACGCACACAGCAAGGAAAGATATATTGGTCAGGGTATAGACCCTGAAAATTGTCGTATTATTGTTCCTGAAACCATAAACGAAATTACATCACCGATGGTTCAATTAACTCAATCATTGATGGATACAGCAGTAAAAATCACTGCAGAAAATAAAAAATTACCTTTAGATCAGAAAAAGTCAATTCCAAAAGTAGCTGTTTTTATTGATTCAGTTACATCTCTTAATTCATCAAAACAATTAGCCGATGCTTTGGAAGGTGAAATGAAAACTGATATGGGTACAGTTGCCAAAGAACTTAAGGTAATGTACAATCTTTTGATACCAAGGTTCGGAAAATTAGGTATACCAATGGTTTGTACGGCACATACTTATGAAAAAGAGGAATTTCATCAGAAAGTTAAAACAATATCGGGTGGTAAAGGCTCAATGTATATGCCATCTATTGTTATTAATCTTCGTAAAACCTTTGATAAAGATGAAAATAAGCAGAAACAAGGTATAATCGTTACGGCTGAAATTATGGAGTCCCGTTTTTCAATGCACAGACCTGTTACTTTTTATATTTCTTTTACAAAAGGTATCAACAGATTTTTGGGGCTTGAGGAATTCATTTCATGGGATGTGTGTGGTATAACTAAAGGTAAAATGGTTGACTACATGAGTACTGCTCAGGAACTTATTTCAAAGAAATTGGTGACTGTTGAAACCATACTTTCTACAAAATTTTCTACAAAATTGCTTTCGGCACAACTTGCTAAAAGCAAAGAAGAATCATTCCAACCATCGTTTGAAGACGATTTGGATAATGGTTGTATAGAATTTGACTCTAATACAGACCAACAAATATGTTTACCAAATCTTATAGGATTTTTGGAAGATAGCGGTCATAACGTTAACCTTGAATTTGATACAGTATTCTTAAAGGAAAAAATGCAATTGAATGATATTTATTCAGATCAGGCATTTACTAAATGGATTCAGGGTTCAATAAGCAATGATGATTTGTTTGTTATGGGTAATGCCAAGATCAATATTGACAAGAACCAAAAATTCAAGTTTAAAAAGCCAATTTTGGATTCTATAAATAATAAGAAATATGAATACAGTGAATTCGTTTTCATGAATGAGGGTTCATCAAGCGATATAAAGTTTAATCTTAAACTTGATCAATCTTTTAAATTTACTGAAAAATTTGTAGCAGAGAAAATTAAAGATGGCAATGTGGTAAAAGAAGAACGCAAAATATGCAAGCCACAATCAACGTCTAACCAATACTGTGTTAAGCATCTTAACAGGTGTGTTGAATTTAACCAATTATTTAACAAGACTGTTTTTGATACCGATACTCTTAAACAAATTGATGAAAAAATAATTAAACCATTATTCCAATATAGAACAGAATTTATTGAAAGTGAAAATAATTTGGAAGATAATGATAAAAGTGTAGAGGCAACAAATGATTTCGAAAATCAAATGAATAATATCTTAAAACAGTAGTATGGTAGATGTCAATAATTTAAAATTAAAATATATAACAGGACAGTATCTAAACCTTGATACAATAGAACCTGATGATATTTTGTTTTTTCTTATTAATAAAAATAAGAAATCTATGAAATTAGAGGAAGTTAGAAAGTCAGTCGCAAATTCTGAGCAAAAGGAAAATGAATTTGATTCATGTATAGCAAGACTTATTGAATCTAACAATATAAGAGTTGAAGATGGTAATATAAAAATTATTTCATAGATTTTAATGATAGATAACAGTACAACGGATTTTGAGCAAATAGTATTTTGTTACACCCAAAGAAGAAATAACCTAAATTTGATGGCTAAAATTGATGAATCTTTTTTTAAGGATTCATATTGTAGGCTTTTATTTAGGTTAGCTAAAGAATTCAATACTAGGTTCAGGGAGGCTCTCTTTGACACTGTTAGCCCTGATATCGGGCAAATAGAGGTCTTAGTAAAGGAAGACAAAGAAAACTATATCATTGATGCCAACAGCAATGTTGATGAAAATATAAGTAGATTCTTAAATATTTCAAGGCATATAATATCAACAAACATCAATAATTATTCTGACATATGGCTTAAAGAAACCGTTGGTTCTTGGATTAGTTGGCAAAATGCTCAAGAGGGTTACAAATCGGCTGTAAAATACATGCAGACACAGACTATAACACCCGACAATGTTAAGACAATCATCAACAGAGCAAAAGACATGGTTGTTAGACGTTCTTGTATCGACATGCATGAGGCTGAGATACACGATTTTTGGGATGCTAAAGAACATGTTCAGATGAAAGCCGAAAATTATGTTAATAGTGGATTTCCCGCTATTAACCAAGCTTTGTCCGATTTTGAGGAAAATGGCGGTTTTGCTCCTGGAACTTTAACTATATTTGCGGGTGCACCAAACAGTGGTAAATCATTAGTTTTGGGTAATTTAGCTGCGGGAATGTCTATTGCAAAGAAAAATGTTGTACTTGTATCTCTTGAAATGGGTATAGATAAAATATACAAGAGGATAGGTAGTAATATACTAAATATACCAATGTATGAATACGCACGTTTTTCTGAATCTCAGGATGTTGTACAAGATGCCTTAAGAAACATAATACATGATGCAAAAGGTGTTGGAGTATTCTTGGGTATGAGATATTCAAAGGCAACCCCACTTACAATTGTTTCTGATATAAAAAGACTTGAAGAGGAAAGAGGTATACATTTTGATGCTATAATTTTGGATTATCTTACAGAACTTGGTAATGATTTTGGTATTTCTCCCGAAAGTATGTACTCTTATCATAAATCCAATGCTGAGGTACTATTTCAAGCAGGTGTTGACAATGATTGGGCAATGGTAACAGCACATCAAGCTACAATTAAAAATGCCAATACATCAGATATAGAGATGGGAAGCTTCTTATCTGAATCAAGTGGACTTTTCCATAGAGCTGATAATGTGATTGGTATGATAACACCCGAAACTATGCGTATGAATAAAGAATTTTATTTTAAATTTTTAAAAATTAGAGATTCACGTTATAAGGATTATTACCTAAAAATGAATGTAGAGTACCAACATATGCGTATGACCGAAGCATCGGGTGTTATACCGCCTGAAAGTTACAAAATACTACCCCAATAATATAATATACGTATCAAATTTTATTAAATAATTAAAATAAAATTTTTGAGCTATGGGAGTTATACTATTGGATGTTATACAACAGGTCGTAAATCAGTCTGTCAAAAATAATGCAGAAAATATAGGTAAATTATCATCGGATATTGAAAAATACGGCTTAACAACAACTAATACATCATTTGCTATTTGGATGTCAATTTCTTTGTTTACTGTTTTTATGATTGTTTTCCTTATGATGTTTAAACAATTCATTAAATCAAGTAATTCTGAAACATCAAAGATTGTAGGGGATATAGCAGCGATAGCACCAACATTGGAACGTGTTAGTGCATATTTGGAAAAAGTTTCAGAAAAAATAGATAATGATGCAAAGAAAGAAATAAACTTACAGCAATCTGTAGTAATAATAAAATCAATTTTCGATTCAGAGAAAATTGATATGATTAAATCGTTGTATAATACCTTGGAATCCGATGAAATTTGTGGAAATGATGATGGAAAAATAACAGAACTAGTAAGAAGTATTATACTTATACACAGGAATAAAAGCGTTGATTATATGAATGAATTTTATATCAACGGAAGGCAACTAGGAACTTTAGTTCCATCAATAGATATGGACAAAACATTAGAAATTTGCGTAAGATACGTAAAATCAAGAAATAAACAAAAGGTACAAGTATTTATTGAAGAATTGGATAGGATACACAGAAACATTTATATAATGATGAAGAAACGAATAAATGATATATTTGAAAACTTATCGGCAAACTATTAAATGAAAATTATAAATCAATGAATGATAGTAATATTACTAAATAATAAAAATTAAAAATTCTAATTATGAAAGCTTATAAAATCAACGAAACTTTTAAGTCTAAAATTGGTAAAAAACTTCCTGTTTTTGAAAATTTCGCTTCTGAAAAATTTGGTGTTGAGCTAACAGATGGTGACACTTACAAAACAACAGATGATTTAAGTGTTGATGATAAGGTTGTTTTACCTGTTGATTCAACATTAACATATGTAGATGACCAAGGTACTTTTTCAAATGGTAGCGGTTCTTTTGTTTCTGACAATGGATATTTCCAATCTGAGGATGGTCAACAGTTTGACCCTGAGATTTTGTTATCAAATGAAATTATAAAAAAAGCTGAGGCAAATGAAGGTGGTAAAGCAAAAATCACAGAAATCACAGAATCAGAGGCGGATGAAATAATTGATGATAAAATTATTGAAAGTGGAGATATTGATGGTATATTAACAGGTACTGAATCTGTTACTGATGATGTAAAAGATCAAATAATCGCTGCCACAAGTGCTACAGGTACTGAAACAATATCTGTTAATGATTTGGTTGGTGCAATGGTAGATGCGGGTATTCCATCTGATGTTGTTGGTGACATAGTTGATGCTACAGTTGATGCAATTGTGAACAATGAAGAAAATATTGATGAAGCCTGTAAAGATGGTATTAAAAAATCAATCAATGAATCAGTAAAGAAAAGGTATCGTAAAGCTGTTTTTGAAAACAAAAAAGCAAAAACAAGCAAATAAGTTACAAATATAGTACAAATAAAGCCTGTGATGAACAATTACAGGCTTTTTAAATATAAGATAATGAAACTTTTAAACAATATTTGTTTAAATAATATAAAATAAATTTATGGCTATACCAATATTGTTTAAACCTATAACAAAACTAGCTGAACGGCTTGGTAATATAGGAATTGATTATTCTATAATTAAAGAAACCAATTCTATAACATATGAGGATGATTTATATAAAGCCTATAGTAGTTGGTCTAGAGGGCATGAAGATACATACGAGGACAATTCATATTCAAAATCTAGTTATAACGAAAAACGAAAATACTTAAGAAAATTTTCCACGTATCCTGAAATAGAATATATATTAGATTGTGTATGTGATGATTCAGTTATAACGAACGAATTCAACAGGTACTGTGAAATAAAATTTACAAATGAAAAATACCAAAAGGATGTAAAGGAATCAATAATGTCATTTTTTGAGGATGTATATTCACTATTGGATTTTGATGGAGAAAATGTAGCTTGGAAAAAATACAGACAATGGCTAATAGATGGGTGTCTATCATACGAAATCCTGTATGAATATAAAACAAAAGCAGAACTTAATGATCAAATAATTAAACTTAAAAAATCATTAGTTTCCATAAATGAAAATCTGAAATTAGAAAAAGATGATAAAGAAAGAGTTAAAGTATACAAAGGTCAAGTAGCCAAAGTCCAAAGTGGTCTTGATAAAATACAAAGCCTATTTGAAATGTATGAAAACAGTAAATTTTATACAGATGGCACTGAGAAAGAGGATATATATCCTGTAAAAATTATAGGATTTGTTGAAATTGACCCAAATAGGCTTAAATATGTTGATATACGTGATCTTAGTGAGAATCAGAAAAAAATTAAAGGTTGGGAATATGTAAAAACAGATGGTAGTAGGGTAACATTATCTGAAAATCAAATACTTTATATACCATATTTGGATATAGATACTACAGGAAATCTGTCTTATGTTGAAAGATTACTCAGGGATTTCAACTTAAAAAGAAAATTAGAGGATGCTACAGTTGGTTGGTTTATCATGAATTGCCAATCACGTATAAAGATGGTAGTACCTGTTGGTAATAAAACAACAGATAAAGCACTTGAAGCATTAAGGAAATTTGTTAATCATTTTAAAGAAACATTACTTATAAATTTTGACAGTGGTGAGGTTACTGTAAACGGTCAACCATCTATATCGTACTCAAGGAATATTGTAGTACCATCGGTTAATGGTTCTCAATCACAGATAGACACACTTAAACAGGAAGGTCCAGATTTGACAAACATGAAAGTTGTTGATTATTTTAATGGTAGACTAAACGAAATATCTAGACTTCCAACAAAACGATTTGATAGAGCTGATAATAATGGTGGTGGAAAGGTTATATTTTACGCTGATGATAACTTATCCTATGAGGATTTATCTTACTTCAATTTTATAAATCGTATGATGACTACTTTTAACCAAGTACTTTCAGCACCAATTTATATAAATTGTATGCTTAAACATAAAGAATTAAAAGCAGACAAATCTTTTAGAACATCGTTTGGAATAAAACACAATGCCAATTTCTTGATTGAGGATGCCAAACAAACAATGACAGTTAAGAAAAAACTCGATATGATTAAATTGTATGAGGCTATAAAAAATGATAAAGGTCAACCAATGTACTCTCAAAAATATCTATATATTGACAAATTCGCAATTATGACATTGGAAGAATTTGAGAAAAACAAAACAATGATTGAAGAAGAATCACCACATACAAATTAATACTATTATGGCAAAACAGAACAATTATTACATAGACAGGGAAAGATATGATGTTGAACTTAGAAAATGTATAATCAACAATCAACTCAGTACAGATTTTCTGAATATGTTCAGAAAGCATTGCTTACATGTTGGTAAAAGGTTCTATTTAGCTACCGATGATATACGAGAGGATGCAATCTCAACAGCAACTCATGATCTATGTAAATATTGGAGAACATTTAATATTTATAATTGTGCGGCAATTAAATTATGTCAAAATTTTATTGTTGGAGATAAAATTGAGATCAATATTAAAAACTATGGTATAATATCTATAACAATAGGCGAAGACGCTAATTATGAAAATGATATAGTATCTTTAGGAAGAAATGAAAATATAACTCTTAAAAATATAGTTAATCTAGTAAAAGAAAAGTATCAATCACAAGGTGTGATTAGATGTACAAATTACACAGTTCAAAAAAAGCTTTCCATAATTGACATTTTTAACAAAGAAGATATGTCTGTATTCTCAGATGTGTGTTTTAAATTAATAGGTGATGAATCAAGGTTACAGGAAACTATATTTGAAGATAAATTTCAAAAGACAGAAATCGTTGACTGCCATTGTATAAAATACACAATGCTTGAATCATCTAATGCTTTTTCATTCCTTACATCGTTGATAACAAATTCAATGATAAATTCCTTAAATCTTTCAAACCCTAAAGAGCTTCGTGATGGCAATAGAGTACCTTTGAGTAGGCTTGTAAATGCTGAGGGTTCATATGAGGCTTGATTAATATTGGTCTGTTTTTATATAAAATTACAAAATATAATAAAAATGGCTGATTTATCAAAACTTATTAAACCTGATTGGTTAGAAATAACAGACGAATTTGAAAAGGCATATGATACTGTAACAACAGAAAACGGTGTGTTTTTTATAACAGGTTCTGCGGGTTCAGGAAAATCTACGTTCCTAAAACTTTTATTATCAAACATGAAACTTGGTTCGTATGTTGTGCTTTCTCCTACAGGGGTTGCCGCCAACAACCTAAGAACAGATGGTATAGAATGTGAAACCATACATTCTTATTTTGGATTCCCACCTAAGCCTTTATTTCCGTGTAATATACATAAGCCAAATGAAAATAGCTTAGAAAAGTATGCCATACCCGAAACATTAGTTATAGATGAAATATCAATGGTTTCATCTTTAATGCTTTCGGCAATAGACGAATTTTATAGAAAAGCACTTAATATAGACGAATTTTTTGGTGGAAAGAGGCTAATATTAGTTGGTGATTTATACCAATTACCACCTGTAATTTCAGATAAATCTGAAATGGATTATATCAGGCATACATTTGGCTCAAAATACTTTTATTCAGCAAAACCATTTGAATTTGTACCAATTACAACCATAAATTTTACAAGAATTTTTAGACAGAAAGATGAAAAATTTATTTCATTTTTAAATTCTATAAAATATGGCACAATAACACGTTCTCAGCTTAATGAACATAACCAAATTATGGTTCATAACGAAATTAAAGATGATGCCATTGTATTATGTACTTATAATAAGGATGTAGAATATTATAATAATAAAAAACTTGACGAAATAAGTTCAAAACCAATAACTTTGGTTGGTAAAGTAGAAGGAAATTTCAATGTTAAGCAATGTGCTGTTGACGAGGTAATAAAAATAAAAATAGGTGCTAGGGTTATGATTCGCTCAAATGATAGAGAAAGCGGGCAATATATCAATGGAACTGTTGGAAAACTTATTAATTTTGATGGTGAGCTTATGGATGTTGAATTAGACAGCGGCTGTATTGTAAGTATAGGCAAGGTTGAGTTCCATTCTGAAAAATATGAATTTGATAAATCATCTAATGAGGTTAGGTCTATGGGTACAGGAAAATTTATCCAATATCCAATATCCATAGGTTATGCCATGTCTATACATAAATCTCAGTCTTGTACTATTGAAGAATATGTCATAGATACAGGTGAAAGAGGAATATTCGACACGGGTCAGACATATGTTGCCTTATCTAGATGTACTAAATTATCAGGTATAAAATTAAAAAGACCATTAGGAATTTCTGAAGTAATGGTTGATAATGCGGTTATGGAATTTATGAGTAATGTAAATAAAAATGATGTTAAAGAATATAAGAAGGAATCGGATGGTTTTGGTGGTATATTCAATAATATAAATGGTCAATTTTAATCATGGTATATAATTTAGGTTTACAGTACTGCAGGTTTAAGCAAGGACAAGAGGTGACAGTACAAGAAATTAAAGATGAAATTATACGTCTTGAAAACTTGAGATTTACCAAAAAGAGTGAGGATTTATCTTTGAAAAAAATCCTCAATTCAATATATGGTGTATTTGGCTTTAGTAATTTTGTACTATATGACAAATATGTTGCCTCATCAATATCAACACAATCAGCTTATGTAATTAAATATACCAAATTTTGGTTCAATAAGTACTTTAAGGAAAGATTTCCATACATATACGATGTTCATAAACAACTTGGAATAACAAAGGTAATACCTGTGACAGGTGATATTGTTATATATGGTGATACTGATTCCATATTTGTTAATTATGGCAAAATTATTAAGAATACTGATTATAAAGGTAGCGTTCAAGATTTCATATTAAAATTAAACGAACTTGACATATATCCCGCACTTGGTCATATGCTTTCGTATTTTATCGGCTTACATAATGGTTTACAGACAAGAATATCGGGTAAGCCATGTCTTAACTTAACATTTGAGCAAATAGTTGGTAAATTCCTTATTACCGCTAAAAAAAGGTATATTAAGGAATCATTATGGGCTGATGGTAATACTTTTGGAAGATATGAAAATGTAAAAGCCGTTGGTCTCGAAATAAATCAGGCATCTGTACCAAAATTTATACGTAATAAATTGAAAGAGATTGTTATTGACTATATTATAAAAGTAGATAATATAGATTATGCGGTAATAATAGAAAAAGTAAAGCAAGTAAAGGAAGAATTTATACATACTGACATAATAAATGTCCTACCCGCACAAAGGGTAAACAATTTGGGTAAATACATTCTTGAAAGTTCAAACAATGAAATAAAGACAATTGCGGGTTCTCAGGCATATATGAGAGCAATAGCACAATATAATAATGAGATTTCCATGTCATCTAATGAGATAAAGCAAAAATATTCTATAATAAAATCGGGTGATAAAGTTCAATGGTATTGGACATCAAATGCATCAACAGATGTGTTTGCCTTTCCGATAGGTGTAATACCACCTCAATTTTTGCAGAAGTTTCCTGTATCATACGATGTACAATTTATGACTAATTATTTAGCATATTTAAATAGAATATTATCAGCAATAGGATTACAAGAAATACCTTCATCTTTAGTGACTTTTAATTCGCTTTGGTAAGTTTTACATTTTCATGTTGTGCTTATACCATGAAAACTGTCTGAGTTCAAGGAAAATGCCTCTCCTGTAGCGGTAAATACAACGAAAATATTGATATTATGGCTAACGAAAATATATACAGTACCGAAAGGGTAGAAGAAATATTAAAAGAATATAATAAAACGGGATACTTACCAAGGAACAACCCATTTTATCTTAAAGATATAAGGAAAAGGAAAGGTTATTTACATTTCCAATATACCGATAAAGAAATAACAGAGCTTGCTAAATTACAAGCATCATGTCTATACTTTGCTAATAATTATGCATATTGTATGACAGATGATGGTATTCAACAGATAAAATTAAGACCATATCAATCAAGAGTGCTTAGACAATTTGAAAGCTATAGATTTAATATATTTTTATCAAGTAGACAATCAGGTAAATGCTTGTCGGGTGATTCAATTATAACTGTTAATAACGAGAATATAACAATTAAGGATTTTTTCGAGAATATTTATTACTACAAAATAAATAAGCCTTTAGCATTTTTATTAAGAATTAAGAGATTTCTTCAAAGAAAAGTAAATAATCAAAAATTAATTAGTACATCAACCATATGAAAAAGTTAAAAATAAACGAGGATTGGAATCCAACAGATGTTGTCTATATTCAACAAAATTCATTATGGACATCATACTCTCCTGGCTCAGGAATGACAACCCAAATTGCGGGTGATCCCTATAAATTTAGAGGGTATCTTACCGATAAGCAAGGTGATGATCATTTTGATTCCAATGTGGCTAATATAGCTAAATGGGCTGATAAACAGGAAGGTATAAAAGTTAAAGATGGTACTACATTATTTAAAATACCTTGTTATTGGGGATATAAACCTCAAAGGGATTTGTCAATTTGGGGTGGTAATGTCAATCCTGATTATTATCTTTGGATGTCATTTACAAAAGCACCTAATTATAATCTTATTAATTTCTTTAAAACTAAAAACGAGGCTTTAGGGTTTCATAAGTAAGTACTATGAAAAAACTTAAAATTTTTGAAGGTGATGCTAACCCTGATACAGATATTACAAAAGAAAAGGTTATTGCAAAATTGATTTCATCAGGAACTGATAAAAAGACTGCTGAAGATGTTGTAATGTACCATTATGACTATGTAATGGATTGCTTTGATAATTTGACCGTTAAAGAGGTTGCGTATAAAGCTTATGCTATATACAACAAGGAAATAGCTACTAAAGCGAAAAATGATGGAAACTATTACAATTAAAAAATATAAATTATTATGAAAAAATTAAAAATATTCGAAAACAATAATTCAGAATCCAAAAATATAAAGGATTTTAATAATGATACATTAAAATCTTTTTTGCAAAAATTACATGAAACTGATGATAAAATAGAGTTTAATAATGCAACAATGAAAGATGTTGATTATATATTGGGATTAGGGTGGGCTGTAAGCCATCCACAAGAAAAAGACATTGTTGGTGAGGTTTTTGATATAACAGTGTCAAATGATTAAATGTAAATTATTATGAAAAAATTAAAAATATTCGAAAGCAATAATAATAGTAGAAATGACAAATACTTTACAACAATTCCTGATAATTTCGAGGGTGATATAAGATTTAGCTGCTTTGAAGGCTCTTATCCTTATATAGAACCTGTTGCTCTTAAAAATACCACTTTGGAGAAAGCCAAAGAAGAGGCTACAAAAAAACTACAGGAACGGATGAATTACAGGAAGACGGATGAAAAATTATGGGCAAGGTTTGAAATAAACAGCGATGGAAATAATGGCGATGGTACTTGGAAAGCTGATTCATCTAAAGACTTGGTTTTAAATCCTTAATTATTTAAAATACTAATTGAGAAGCCTGATAGCAACCTGTCAGGCTTCTCTGTTTTAAATAATTAAAACGCTTTGCCATGAATGATATAGAAATTGAAGTCCTTTATGATTACCTTAAACAATCAAATTCTTTTTTAGAGGATATTTCTGAGTATTCATTTGATATATTATCGGCATCAACTGATATCTCCAAATCAGCTAAATTCATTAAAGATGCTATAGCGGGTGTTGATGCAAAGACTCAAAATGTCGATGCAAAGACTATACAGCAGAATATACAAGCCGAAACAGCCAATACAGTTAATTCACAACAAAGCATGAATATAGGTTCTTATACTGAGGCTGATATTGCTAAACTATCAAAGATAATAACCATATATGCAAAATCAATTAATAAATCAGTTGGAACTTTACCAAAAGACACCAAGAAACTTTCTGAATCCATAAAAGCAGTTGATGTTGGATTTATATCCGCTTTGGGTAAAATGAAAATGAAAGATGCTGAATCTATGGTAAAGAATTTCTTTAATGTTTTAGAATCATTTGTTAAACATCTTAATAAATTTAAAATTAAAAAAGAAATATCAAGCAGAGCTAAAAAATCAATTGGATATGTTAGGTCTACTATAAATGAGGTTAGTAATGTAATGAAAGGTATAAATTTTGAAGGGCTTGATGGATTTGGTCATTCTCTTTTAAAAGTTGCTAGATCAATAACAGGATTTGTTGGTGCATTGGCTATTGGTGGTGCACTATCGATAATAGCAACTCCAGGATTATTGTTCTTTAAATTAGCACTTAGAGTTTTACAACCCGAATTTAAATCTTTAGCAAAAGATAATAAAAAACTTAAAGATGGTGCACAATCCGTAATGTATATTGGTGCGGGGATACTTGCTATGTCACTTGCTATAGCTGCATCAGCATATGCTATTTCAAAATTCTCAATTACAGATATGGTAGTTGGTATGGTAACTGTTATAGGTGTTACTTATATTGTAGCCAAATTTTATAAATACATGGGTCTGAGTGATAAATCAGACCTCAAGAATGGTATTAAAAATATGGTACTTATGTCATTATCATTATTAATGATGACAGGTACTTTTTGGGTTATATCCAAGTTGCCAATAGACTATAAGCAGGTTGGTCTAACAGTTCTTTTGCTTGCGGGTACAGCAGCTTTATTTGCATTGATAGGAATGAAAACCGTATCTGATAAGGTTAAAGAAGGTGCTTTAGCTATAGGATTTGTATCATTGTCATTGTTGCTGTTTGGATTTTCAGTCTGTATAACCGCTAAAATGTTGGCGGGTCAGACTAATGCTATTTGGCAAATACCTTTGATGTTATTCGCTGTAACAGCACCATTTGTAGCTGCAGGATTTTTACTTCCTAAAATAGCTATGGGTGCTTTAGCCTTTGCACTAATTGGAATATCTTTGTGGATAATGAAAAAGCCACTTACAGAGATAGGAAATATGATAGCTAAAAATGGTGGTTTGATTTGGAAGATACCAACATTTATTACAGCTTTAGGGTTAGTTTATGCGGGTGCGGGATTGTTAATAGCACCGATATCTCTAGGTGCTTTAGCAGTTGGATTATTAGCGGGTTCTCTTTATGTATTAGCTAAAGCATTGAAACCAATATCTGAACTTAACTTGGAAAGGGAGCAAATGAGCATATTTGCCGATAGTTTAGGAATAGTAGTTAAAGGTGTTTCTGATGCATTTTCTAATTTGAGTATTGGCTCATTCTTGAAAATAACAATGATGGGTAACAAAGTGGGAGAAGTTGTTGGTGTATTTGCAAGGTCTTTATCATATTGGAAAGCTACAACAACTGATTGGAAGCCTGAGGATGCCAAGACATTAGCTGATACCATATTGGGTGTAACAACGGCTGTGGCGTTGGGTACATCTCCTGAATATATAAAGAAAATGCATGGAATAGATGTTTCACAATGGCAAATACTTAAGGGTATAGCATTTACAATGAGTTTGGGTAGTAATCTTAAAAAATTAGCGGATGGCGTTCTTGTTTGGAAAAATATGAAGTTAAGTCCTGATGATGCAAGAAATATCTCAGATAATATCAATACAATTTTGTCTGTTATACCCGCAACTATAGCAAGGATAGGGAACGATGATATTACTAAACCCGCAACAGGGCTTCTAGGATTTATAACAGGTGGTGCTTGGACAACAACAAATACAGAAAGAGGTATTGATTACGTTAAAGGTATTGGTAAAGCAATGACAAAACTTGCTGATGGTGTTAAAATGTGGAAAGAAATGAAATTAACACCAAATGATGCTAAACTTATTTCGGACAATGTAAATACTGTACTTTCTATTATACCATCAACAATTTCAAAAATAGGAAATGATAATACTATAAAATCTAGCGGTCTTTTTGGGATTTGGAAAACAACAGATACAGAAAGAGGTATTGATTATGTTAAAGGCATAGGTAGGTCACTTTATGATTTGGGTGAGGGTGTAAAAACATGGAAAAGCATGAAATTAACACCAACAGAAACAAAGCTAATTTCTGATAACATAAATGCGGTACTTTCGATTATACCTTCAACAATAGCCAAGATAGGTGATGATACAAAGACATCAAAGCCAGGACTATTTGGTATGTGGAAAACAACGGATACTGAACGTGGTATTAAATATGTTAATGGTCTTGGTGCTCCTTTAAAAGATTTATCAATCGCCGTATTAAATTGGAAACAGGCTAAACTAACACCCGCTGATATAAAACTTATTGAGAAAAATATTACTGAACTTATAACAACTATACCATCGGCTTTTGCAGCAGTTGGTAGGGCTAAAAATAATGACAAGGGATTTTGGGGGATGTTTAAATCGGATGCTGAAAAAGGTATACGTGTTGTAAATAACATGATGTCACCTTTAAAGAGTTTATCGGATGTGGTTTCTAGTTTTTCAGGTACTACAGATATAAAGGATAGAGGAAAGCAAATTGGTGAGGGTGTAAAACAATTATTGGTTGGAAGTGCCATTGGTATGTCGCTTCTTACCACTGATAAAGTTGATATATTTAACAAATTTATAGACCCATTTAAGAGATTTGCTGATATTTATATTAAATTCCTTAAAGATTTAAAAAATGAATCTGCAGGTATAGGTGACTTATCAAAAATTATAGATTCATCAGCTAATTTTTATGATAAATATTCAGCAGCCAACATAAAATCATCGGCTAGTTATAACAGTGTTTATAATTACAGCCAAACCTCACAGCAGCAAGCTGCAAAGCTTGTTGTACAAGCCCCACATAAGCCATTAACAAAAGAGGATAAATACGCACAAATGATGTTGTTGTTCACTGAGGCTACAAGTCAACAACAACAACAAACGAATTTATTATTCAGAGAAATTCAAAAATTGAACTCAAAAATTGAGGGTTTAGTTGGTCACGATGGAAGAATGAAAGTAGGACTAAGTAATAATTAATAAAACAACTATATAGAAAAATCAGAAAATTTTCTAATAAATTGTATATTTAAATTAATTTCCCTTGATATTTCTCTCTTCAAACAATCACGATTGTATGCAGAAATAGCACCTTTGTAATAATTACTAAATTCTGATTTTTCTTTCCATTTTTTAATCATTTCATTTCTTTCTTTCTCAGATAAATATTGTGGTTTATGTGTCCATATTCCATCATATTCTATAAACAAATCCAAAGACTTGATATAAAAATCACAAGCAAATAAATATTTAGTTTCTTTACTATAATATCTTTTATCTCTATATTGACGAACAATATCTGAATATCCAAACAATTCTATTAGATTATAATATATTTCATTCTCCTCTTTAGATTTTTCATAAGAACCATTTTTCTTTTTGGTTTCGTGTATTTTTGATATAGTACTTGATAGATATGACATATTTCCTACACCATATCTTTCCAAACATGTTTTCTCATATTTTCCTTTGAATTCGTCAGTTTGTTGATACCATTCTACACCGTAAATTTTAAGATTTGTTTGCTTTGATTTTTCTACAAAATCTTCTATAAGCATATGATTTTCGACACCATATTTTTTCAAGCATGTTTCTTTATATTTTTCTTTATATTCATCAGTTTTGGAATAATTTTCGACACCATATTTTTCTAAACAAGTCAATTCTGCTTTTATATAATTTTTCTTACAATTGTCTGACCATTTTTCAGATGATTGAAATTTTTTAGCACATATTTTTGAGCAGCAAACCTGATAACAGTATTTGTGTCTGTCAAAATTCGATTGCTTTCCACAAATTTCACAATATTGTATATTAAAATTACTATTAATTATATGCCACATTCTTTGTTTTGGAGTTATGTGTTTGCAACTATCATCTAGAAATGAAGTTAATTCACATATTTTCCTAAATTCACATATTTTAATACTTGATTTGTATGTGTTGTTATTATACCAATTTATTAAATCATTGTACATGTTTTTTAATTTTATTTATTTTAATCTATACGTAATACCAATTTACTAAATAAAGTAAAAGGACATGGGGAAATTAGAAATATTAAATCCTATTCATGCTAATAGTAGATTTCATCAAGGATATCATCACTTGGAAAATCCTGATAAATTAATAGGATATTATAATATGAAATTAGGAATAATTTATAGGAGTGGATTGGAGTTAAAATTCATTCAAGTTTTAGATTCATCATCAAAATGTAAAAGATGGTCATACGAAAGTGATGATCTAATTATTAGCTATCTTAACCCTGTAAAACAAAAAATATGTAGCTACTACCCTGATTTTTATGTTGAAATGGTTGGAAACTCTAATAAACTTACGAAATACATAATTGAGGTAAAATCACGTAAAGATACTGAAAAACCTGACAGGGAGAAATATAAAAGTAAAGAAAAATATTTATATCAGTTGGCTATATCAGCTGTAACTGAGGCAAAGAGAAAAGCAGCCGTTGAATTCTGTAAAAATAAAGGTATGCGGTATGAATACATTACGGAAGACTATTTTATTAAGAAATGACATGACAAACTGACATATATGGTAACTGACAAGTTACACGACATTTTGTCATATAAGTTTGTAAAAAGATGTTAATAGCAACGCTTTATTTGTTAAAGATTGTTAAAGGTGTATGAATTGACATATATGATAACAAATTTGGCACGACTTTTGTAGTAAAAGAGGAAATAATCAATAATTTAAAAAATAGAAATTATGACTGCAGCAGAATCAAAAGCCAAATCTTTAAAAGTTCAATCTTTAAAGAATTTTATAGGCGAAAATAGTGAAGAAATTGGTGTGTCAAAGGTTGATTCATCAACTATTAAGGGTGTCAAATACATTTCAATTCCTCAGGAATTAAGGGTATCAACGTCAATCTTTAAAAAAATAGGGATTGTAATACGTTATCATAACAATTTTTATTATTTATCAATAAAATAATATAAAATTATGGCTAAAAACATTATAATTAATAAAGCTGTTTCAAACGATAACAAAATAGAATTCAGAGCTTTGGGATTGTATAATGAATGGTTCTCATTCAACGCTAACAAAGAAAATGGTTATTGGAATCTTATAAGAAGAATAGGAATGGATAAATTTCCTGTTGCTCAAAAAATACTCACAATAAAAGAAATTTATAAACTTGCAATACAAAATTGTAGTAAACACTAATTATAAACTAATTTAAAAATATAGGAACTATGGTAGAAATCACTGATTGCGTAAAGACAACTAAAAATGATTATGAACTAATAACTAAAATTATTAGCAGAGCAATAGAACTTGTTAGGTTTGTACATTTAAATGAACCTATAAACCGTGGTTCATCACTAATGGATTTTGACAAATGTCATACTCACGGAAACCCTATTGATTTCAAACAACTTTTGGAATCAAATGATTCTGATTTTTATCATGATTTCTTTGGTATTAGAAACAATATTAACAGAGAAAATGGTATGCTAGAAAATAATTTCTTACCAAGGTGTTCTAAATAAAAATTTAATTTAACATAAGTATAATTTGAAAAATGGGGATTATGGAATATAAAACAGGTAATAAAATCTTAGATATTAGATTAAAAGTAGCTATTGATTTCGAAACTAAAAATTACTATAACTTGTCTGATACGTACAAAAAGAAATTCACACTTCAACAATGGATTGATACGCAGGTTTTTGGTAGATTGTTTTTAACAGGAACTAAACATAATTTCGTTTGGTCTAAATTTTGGCAAGAATTTTATGAGCAGTGTTATTCCATCGCCTTTCAAGTAGTCAAAGACAGAGATATGGCTGACATAATTGTATGTAACCAATTTGACGCTTTCAGAAATAGGAAAAAATACGGCAATGCTGATCTTTATGATTTAAAAAAGAGTCTGAAAACCAAAATAGAAAAACTATCAAAAACATATGATGATGTTGATGCCGCAATTTTAAAGTCATCTATATTATTATTGAAAACCAAAATATCAATTTTAGAGGATAAATTAATTAATTTTCATTTTGAAGAATTAGAATACGCCAATAAATCACAAGATGAAATTTACGCATTAGAACTCCAAAAATTAACATCTTGTGATACAACCCTCCAAAATAATGAAATAAATCCAAACGGTTGGTTTAAACCTAAAGAGCCAATAGCGGGTTATGTTCTTATGGCTATAAGACATACAGCAATGATGGAATATAACAAAGTTAATTGTGGTAAAGTTATCAATATTTCTAAAATCATTTCCAATTCGTCAAACAAGACAATATCTGAAGGTGATTTTACAGACATAATAGCTGAGGTTAAAAGCGAGGTTGATGAAATCTATGAAATCTATAATACCAATTTAACTGAATTCAGTATGAAATCAGAGGAAGATTTCAAACATGAAGAAATAGACCTAATACCAAAAAAGAAACTCAAAAGGGCAAAGGAATTATACGAGTTATCCAAAAACCCTGATATATTGATTGACTTCTTTTTCAATGATCTAACACACAACCAATTATTCAAGAAATATGGTTTTAATACATCGGGTGCTGTTAAGTCAATAGTGTCAAGGGCTAATAGGTTTGTCGTTTCCGTAATAGCCAACGAGATAGAAACAGAAAAGATAACCAACAGGGAAGCAGATAATGGTACTGTCAGATTTTATTATCCAAATACATACGGATGTCTTAAAGAAAGCTGTGAAATTAATAACAAGCAAAGACATGGTGAAAATATTCTATACTTTGAAAATGGCAATATCAAAAAGAAAAAACATTGGGAAAACGGGAAATTGGTAGGTGATTTTATTACATATTACGAAAACAAAAAAGTAAAGCAAAAAGGACAATTTGATAATGGTGAGAAAATAGGCAAATGGTTTAATTATGATGAATCGGGTAAAATCGAGGAAATCAAAATTTATGGCGATGATAACTGTTACTCATATATCATTTATGATGAATTCGGGCAAGTAGAGGAAAAAGGACATATCAACGGATTTGGTAATCAAATAATAGATTTCTCAAAATCAATTTATTAATGAAAATAATATCGACATATAAAGTGACATACCAAAACGGTATGTCACAAATAAAAAATCTCATAGAGCATGAAGATTTTTTAAATGATATAAAACCTACTGATGTACAGATAGATGCTTTGGAATCAAAGAAAAAATTTAAAGAAACAAATTATTTAAAGAAACAATTAAAGGAAAAATACGGGCAATTTTGGTTTACTAATAAATCACCAATGTACTATGCAATTGAAAATAATGTATTGGAACTTTATAATGGAAAATCGATTTCAGTAATAATGGAAAAGTTAAAAATTTGACTGACATACATGGCGAACTGACATACATATTAACTGACAGGTGACATGACAAACATGTCACCTGTCAGTTAAAAAATGTTAAAATTATGCTTTTTGTGTTAAGGTTTGTTAAGGTTTTATGAATTGACATATATAATAACAAATTTGGCATGATTTTTGTAATAATTTTGGAAATAATTTAAAAAATAGAAATTATGAAAACAGAAATCCTCTCAGCAGAAAATCTTTATAAAATTATTGGCGTTTTATTTGTAATTGGATGCTTATCGTTTTATTGGTTGCGTGTAATTCAGGAAATAATTTAATAAATAGAAATTATGGCAACAGCTAGAGCATTAACAGCCTCTGAATTGAATGCTAAACTAATTAGCTTTGGATTCAAACCCAATCAAGGAATTAAAATTGAAAATGATAATAATTACAACGCAGACAGAATCATTTTTGGTGAAAATACTAAAAATGGTGATAGTAGCTTGGGTCTTTACATTTTCAAGCCTATGAAAGGTTATACAGACTGTGGAAACCTCTATTGTGTTTGTTGGTATTCTAAATGTAAAGCAGCACAGAAGCATGAAATAGTAAAATTGATAGAAAAATCGTTAAATATAAAAATAATTTAAAAAATACAAATTATGAACTCAGCAGAAAATTACTTATCGTTATCAAATTTGCTTGAAATTAGGGAAATCATTCAAGAAGAATTATTAAAAAGGGGTTTTACAGCACCTATACTAAAAATTGAAGAAACTGTTGACATAATGGGTTCTCATCACATTGAGCTTTCCACAGCTTATTTCCAAACCACACCCGTAATATTCAAAAAACTACGTATCACAAATTTTAATACCTCTGTAAGTATTGGTAAATTAAGTGATCTAGCCACAAATGCAACTCCAAACCTGCTTGACAAGGATTATGTTATGGTATGGGTCACTACTAATTTATCTTATGAATCTTTTGGTGGTGGTTCAAATGGATTAAACTTACTTAATTTTTGGTTTAACGTTTTTGGAAAGAAAAAATTCGACGTTAAAATCAGCCACATAGATTAATTATAAAATATCCAATTATAAAATACAAACTAATTTAACAATAACAATTCATTATTATGACAAAAGACGAAGAAATAAAATTACTAACCAAACTATGCAACTCTGATAGTTATTTTTCACAGTATTTCGGTAAAAGTCTTGATTTGATGATTAACAATATCAATAACGATGTGGCTATAGAAAATGGGCTTCCGTTTGAAGCTAAGGAAACATTTTTGAAACACGAAATAAAAACCTTGGAATCTTCAATTTTATCATTGGAATTAATCCATAAAGATGAAATTGCAGAAAAAGAAAAGCAAATATTGGCAGAAAAAATGGGTTGGATGGATTTTCTGCTAGTTAAAGCGGAAGAATTAAAGGATGATGGTCTTGAAATCATGGTAATAGAGGAAATAGGGTTGGATATGGTTTTAAAACGTAAACGCATATTGGAACTAAAATTATCTGAAACACAAATTGATTACTTAATATCAAAAATTTAATTTAACAATTATAATCATGGCAAAAGCAAATTTAGTAAAAACAGCACAGAGTAATATTTACTCAAGGGGAAAAAGGGTTGAATATACATCATTAAAAGGTAAAAGAGAGGGGCAAATACTTTCTAAAATTGACCGCACACAACCATATGACGAAACTGACACAGTTTTAATCAAAAAGGGTGAATCTTATTATTGGTGGCAGTTTTTACATGGTGGTAAAAATATAAGTAAAACACAACCAAGACAATCACAACTTACACAAAGTGAATTCATGTCATGTTATTATTCCATGCAAGAGCAAATTGAGGACATTTCGGTTATAACTATAACTAATGCTGAGGAATTATCTGAATTTATTGAAAATATCAAATCCAATGCCGAAACTCTCCGTGATGAAACCCAAGACAAATTGGATGGTATACCTGATTCTTTACAGTCCTCACCAACAGGTGAACTTATGCAAGAACGTATTGATGAAATGGATGAAATAATATCACAATTTGACGATATTGATGTAGAATATGATGAAGACATTGATGATATTAATACAGATGTTGCTAATGATTTGGATATCAATACAGGTGTAGATGGTTGGGAAAAAGAACTACCCGAAGAAAATGTAAATGATAAAAAGCAAGAAAAGCTTCAAGAGTGGGTTGATGAAAGAATCGAAGAAATTAGAAATGTTTGTTTTAGCTTTTAAAAATATATAAAAATGAAAACTCATAAAGTATTAGATTTAGTTTATACAGTTGAAGAAGGTCAAGACTGTTTCGATGGTACAAATCAGGAATGTAATGATTTTGTTGTATTACAACCTAACAATTTCATGTATAAAATTGTTCCTATGACACAGGAAGAAATTGAATCACATCCAAACAACAAACAGATTAAGGTTGTAGGTTCAATTGATCTTTCCAAGTTTGAAAAACCCTCAAAATCAGTTAGGGTTTTGAATTTAACAGGACTTTCCAAAGAACAAAAAGAGGAAGCAATAAAAACTTTGGATAATGCCATGAAATTAGAACTATATAGACCAAGGCGTTCAGCATTAATGTTATCAAGACCAAAACTTGAAATTAAGAAGAAAAACTTGGACTTACCCAAATTGGCTGTTATTTACTCAAAACTTAAAACTGAATTTGGTGACCCTGAACCAGATGATGTCAACAGGGCTTTTAATCTTATTAAGGAAATTGAAAAGACTGAAAAAGGTCTTAATTTCCTTAACCATTTAGCAAGGGTATTCAATCCTTATAGCTTCAACCATATGTGTAAAGTTGTTGATGATGGCTCTGTTTGTTGTATTACTAACAAAAAAATCGTAGGTTTAATACCACTATCACAAAAATTGGTTGAGGCTACAAGTGTTGTGTTTGTGGCTAAAAAAGCACTTGGTAAACTTTCACAAAAGGAAATTGATAAAAGAAATAAAAATTTTGAGGAAATGCCTGAGGAATATAAAGCTCAAAGAATAGGCTATTTCTCACTCAAATCCGATAAAAAGATTTCAACCGCAGGATTTATAGCATTAAAATATTATTTGTTGGAAGATACCACAAGACTATTAAAATTTGAGGTAAAACCACCATCTGTTGAAGAAATACTTGGCATTGATAAGGAAACCCCAAGCGAATATAATGAAAGACAAAGGAAAAACAAGCTTACATCACCCGATAGAACAATTTTCGGTCTTGATGAAAGCAATCTTTCCAAATTACAGGCATTAAGAGAAAACATGTAAATTTTAAAAATGCCTCTCCTGATACAGGAGAGGCATTTTTCTTGCCTTTCACTATATTTAATGGAATTAACAGTTTTTATAAAAATAGAAAAACAAAGAGAATAATGGAAAAACAAATAATAAATATGGAAGGAGTTTTTGATAACTTTAATATGAAAGTCGGTGAGGTAAAGAAGCTTGGTTTGGCTAGGTTATCAACTTTTGAATTTTCAAACAAGAAAAACCCATTATTTAACTTGAGAGCAATAAGAGATGGTGGGTTGAACTATATGAATGATGGTAAGTACATTAGACTTAATGTTGACGGTGAGCTTATGATGACAGATACAAAAATGGAAATGGTTACAAATACCGATTTTTGTAATAATGCTAATGGTAGAGTTATGGTAGCTGGTCTTGGTATTGGTTTGATATTACAAAACATTAAAGACAAGGTTAAAAGCGGTGTAGTAACAGAGATTGTTATTATAGAAAAATATCAAGATGTAATAGACCTTGTTTCACCAATTTATGCTGATATGCCAATAACCTATATTTGTGCCGATATTTTGGAATATAAGCCATTAAAAGACGAAATTTTCGACACAATTTATTTCGATATTTGGGCAATAGCTGATTTTGAGGTAAATTTACCTCAGATAAGTATGCTTCATAACAGGTGGAAATATAATAAAAATAAAAGCAATCCTAAATGTTGGATGAATTCTTGGATGCAAAAATGGATGCAAAAAGAAAATCGTGATTACAGAGCTTGATCATAAATTAAGATATAAAATTATGTCAGAAGTAAAAATAAAATTAGTTGACAATAATATTGCTGTGGAATTCATCTTACAAAGGTTGTATTTCAGTGAATTTCAAATTATTGATGGACTAAATCAGCACCCTAATGGAATCAATTTTTATAAATGGTTGCTTAATAATGATTTGATTTTAAAGGAAGAATATGACAG